AGCCTTGAAGAAGCCGGGGCGCGCCTCTTCACCTTCACTCGGCTTGACCCGTCGCAATGGAAATCGGCCCGGACCACCAACGCCATCGAACGCCTGAACGGGGAGTTCCGCCGTCGCATCAAGACCCAAACCGTGCTGCCCTGCGCCGAAACCGTGCCGATGCTGCTCTGGGCGCTGCTCGCCTCAGGCCAGATCCAGATGCGAAAGGTCGATGGCTGGGAAACCCTCTCTCAGCCCATCGAACCGATGCCTCTTGACCTCGCCGCCTGAAAAAACGAGCCTTCAAATGCCCGGAGCACGCCGACAGGGAATTTCCACAGCATTTGCGACACGACCAGCCGCCAGGCATGCGTTTTCTGAACACGAGAATGCCATGTGGGCGCGGCACTGGGTTGAGAGCATGTGGAACGCCCCGACGCCCGAGGAGTTCTGGCGATGCTTGATAATCGCAAAGACTTCAATGGATGCGCGCGTGAGCCCCGTAGCACCAAAGACCAGTCTCTGGGGACAATACGCACCTGTGTTTCGAAGAGCGAGAAAGTCGGCAATCAAGGACCGAAACAAGGAGAGAGAGAAGAGGCTTGTTGGACAGGAAGCTCCTGAGCCGGTTTTCGTCACCACGGCACAGTAGGGGCATAACTGGCCCAACGTATTAAAAGTGGTTCTATTGAGGTAGTTTGCACGTTTCACTGGCGTGCAGAGTACCAACCAGCCAAACGCTACCCAAATGATACCCACAGCAAAACGCGCAGACGCAACGGATCGCTCAATAACGCACAAGCCATTGTTTTATTTCGGTAAATGTGGTGCCCGGGGGCGGAGTGCAGAAAATACCCTGAATCAATGACTTACGCGAAAGTGGGACACTCAATCTTCCCATAGTTTCATTAGGTTTTTCAGGGTTTTTGTCCCACCAATTCGGCGCTTTACGGCCAACGGAATCCAATCCTTCGGAATCAAAAACCCCCACCGGTTGCGACCAGTGGGGGCCATGAAAACCGACTAGCGGGACCGGCTAAGTCCCCGTGTCGCGGCACCGAAAGAGGAAGATACGATGCCCAGAAATTATAGCGCCAAAGCCACCAAAGACCAAGGCCCGCTTGACCGGCCTATGACCTTCACCAACTTTACCAATCAATGGGCTTTCGAGAAGAAAGAGGTGCGTGGTTCGCTCCGCAAGCTGGCCGTTCAAATCGAAGCCAAGACCGCCAAGAGCAAAGGCAAGCTGCCGTGGATCAAGGCGGCGACCTTCGGAAACATGAAGAGTGCGAAGGGCTGCTACCGCACAAATGACAATGTGGAGCACGTGACCGGCGTGGAAGGCGACCACGACGCTGGAACAATGCAGCCTGAAGAGGCGCATGCTCTGCTGGAAGCGGCGGGTCTTGCAGCGCTTGTCTACACCACGCCGTCGCATACGCCCGAGAAGCCGCGCTGGCGCGTCATCTGCCCCTTCAACAAGTCCATGCCGTCCAAAGACCGCTATCGCCTTCTGGCGCGCGTCAACGGCGTGCTGAAGGGGGCGCTGGCGGGCGAATCCTTCGTGCTGTCTCAATCCTACTATGCAGGCGGGGTGGAAGGTAGACCGCCGGTCCAGACCTTCCTTGCCGATGGCCGCTATCTTGACGAATCCGACGATCTGGACGCCGGGGCGATGGGCAAGCCCGGGACTATCGGCGGGACCGGCGGACCGGGCGAACGGCTGGACGAAGCCGCCGCGCTTGAAGCGATCCGCACTTCTGAAAACTTCCACGTCGCCGCCATTCGGCTGGCGGGGCATTGGGCCGCACAAAGCGAGCCGTTGTTGCGCGTTGGCGAAAAGCTGCGCGCCGCTTTCAATGAGGTGCCCGAGGCCGAACGGGACTCGCGCTGGTATGAGCGTGTGAAGACGATCCCGGACATTCTCACGCATGTCTATGGGCGGGAAGTGTCGAAAGCCGCGCACGCGATAGACGACGATCTGATGGCCGACTTCGATGAAATCTGGATTAACCAGCACCCCGACGGCGAAGAGCCTGAATTTGTGGATGAGCTGGCGGGCTTCGATCTTGACCAAGATGGTGTCATCCACGCCTTCACCGATAGGCACGTTGGGGAATTGCTCTTCGATCACAACGCCGGGCGGTGGTTCCGCTTCATGGGGCACCGCTGGCAGCGCGAGGAAACCCAGCTCGCCAAACACTACGCCCGAGCCGTCTCCACCGATCTGGCGGCCCGCGACCCGAAGGCCAAGGCGCTGAAGAACGTGAACGTATGGGAAGCCATTGAACGCGGCGCGCGCACCGTGCGCGAGTTCGCTTTCTCGGCTTCGGGCTGGGACAGTGACGCCATGCTGCTCGGCACGCCCGGCGGCGTGGTGGACCTGCGGACAGGCCAGCTCCGTCCCGGGCAGCCTGAAGACTATGTATCAAAGGCAACGGCGGTCACGCCCGTTCCGCTCGATTCCTTCGATCCTGAGCTGGATTGCCCGCGTTGGGTGGCGTTCCTTGACCAAGCCCTTGGCGGCGACACGGCGGCGATCCGTTTCTTCCAGCAATGGGCTGGATACAACCTCACGGGCGAGACCCGCGAACAAGTGCTGCTTTTCATCTACGGCCCCGGCGGCTCTGGGAAGACCACGGCAGTTTCGGTGCTGTATGATTTGATGGCCGAGTATGCCGCCAACGTCGCCACGTCCACGCTCACGGCGCAGCGGCATGAGGCGCACCCGGAAGAACTGGCGCGTCTCCACGGGCCGCGTATGGCGGTTGCAAGCGAAACGGAAGCAGGCTCGAAATGGGCTGAGAACCGTATAAAGGCGCTAACGGGTGGCGACCCGATCACAGCCCGCTTCATGCGTCAGGATAGCTTCGAGTTCCGCCCGGCCTTCAAGCTGACCATCGTGGGTAACAATGCGCCCGGCCTGAGCGACGTGGACTCCGCGATCCGTCGCCGCTTCATGATCCTGCCCTTTGACCACCCACCCGCCGCGAAGGACGAACACCTGCCCGAGAAGCTGAAGGCCGAGTGGCCGGGGATTCTGTCGTGGGCAATCCGGGGGGCGCTGGACTGGCAGGAAAATGGGCTGGTGCGCGCGGCCGTCGTGGAGGCGGCCACGCGGGACTACTTCGCACGGGAAGACACGTTTTCCTGCTGGCTGGAAGACGAGTGTGAGCTGGGTGGCCCGGAGATGGACGTGACTGGCCTTGGCTATGTGGAGACTACGGCAAAGCTTTACCGTTCGTGGAGCGACTATGCCTATCGCAATAGGGAAGAACCGGGCTCTTTGCAGAGGACATTTCCCGAGAAGCTCAAGAAAGCGGGTTTCAAGGCCGTCAAAGACAGGGGCGGTATTCGTGGGCGTGGATTTGCTGGCATTAAGCTGCGTGAAGACGACGAGGGTGACTGCGATGACCTTATCTAAGTTATTGAAATCACTCACTTGCGACAAGTGCGACATGTCCTCCGGTTTATCGCCTAAAGCAACCTTCTTGAGTCCTATAGGGGTATTACCGGCGCACATGTCGCACTTGTCGCAACCCTGCCGAACCTCGCCCGTAACGGTAGCCGGAAAGCAGAGTTTTGCCGAGATTACAGGCGTTACCGTAGCGGGTCCCTCCCGTGTAGTCGCGTCGGGGGTAACGCAGAGTCCCGGCATTTTCCGCTGTACAGAAAGCTTTAGACGGGAAACCCGGGTTCTAAGGCTCCGGGAACTTTTGCTCACTGCCGAAGATGTCCATTATTTCAACTATTGCCTTGCGAGCATCATCCAGAATTTTCTTGACGGGTTGTTCGCTATCAAACTCCCCGCCATGAGCAATGCGGTTCCGGCGCTCATTCAGCTGTTTGATCGGCCCGTTCCAAAGCTGCTTGAGGTGCACGTGTTCCTCATATTCTTCCATTATCGGAAGAAGTATCCCTGTGAACTTCCTGTGAATACCGTTCGCGTCCTTCAGGAGAGTGTTGACGAAATCAAGTGGCAAACCTTTGGTTGTCACCAACTCGTCCCGGATCGCAAAGTTTGTCATCAACTCCATGCAGATTGCTGCGCGCAGTGTTGCCGAAGAGTATTCGCCACGTTGATAGAGACCTATGGTCTTCTTCCAGTTCCTCGCGACCTTCTCGTCATCTGCCGCTTCCGCATATGGTTTCTTCCGAGATTTCTCTTTCAGTTTTCTTCGTGCCATCAAAACCCCTCCATTTCTACCAACGTCAATAGGAGCAAGTAATGAACGCAGAAGCAACCGCGCTTACCGCAACCGAGCTGGCCGAGATTGATGCGTTGGTTTTCGCACCTGATCCGGAAACAGTTACCGCTGGAAAGTTGGCCGAGTGGCTGGGGCTAACCCCGAACCGAGTGTCGGCCCTCGCACGGGAAGGCGTGATTCCCCGGGACGCTGACAAGAGGTTCCCGCTCCGAACCGCGATCCGCGCCTATTGCGATCACGCCCGCGCCGGAGCCACTGGCCGCCGTGCCGATACCGAACTGGCTGCCGAAAAGCTCCGGTTGGCAAAAGAGCAAGCCGACAAAATCGCCTTTGCCAACGCCCGCGCCCGTGGCGAATTGATCACGGCAGGCGAAGTCGAAAGGGCGTGGGCTGGCGTCCTGCGTGACGTGCGTGCCGCCTTCCTTGCTTTGCCAAGCCGGGCCGCTTCCAAGCTCGGCCACCTTACACCCCATGACCTTGCGGCGCTGGATGAAGAAGTCCGCGACGTACTATTGGAGCTTGCCGAACATGAGTGACACTCTGACACTGACCCGCCGCAACGCTATGGCCGCCCTCAAGCCGCCGCCGCGTCTGAGCCTGCCGGATTGGATCGAAACCACCATGCGGCTGCCGGAGGGCGTCTCTGCGACCCCGGGGCGTGTCACGCTATGGCCGTATCAGCGCGGCATCGCAGAAGCCATTTCCGACCCGCTGATTGAGCGCGTGACCGTGGTGAAGCCGGTGCGCGTCGGGCTGACCACGCTGCTTTCGGGCACCGTGGCCGCCTACATCGCAAACGAGCCCGCGCCGATCATGGTCTTGCAGCCAACCGAGGCGGACGCCCGCGACTACGTGGTAAGCGATCTGGAACCGATCTTCTCGGCCACGCCCGAGCTGAAGGGGCTCATGTCTGCCGAGACCGACGAAGCCGGGCGCAACACGCTGCTGTCCCGCCGCTTCCCCGGTGGCAGCCTCAAGGTGGTGGCCGCCAAGAGCCCCCGCAACCTGCGCCGCCACAACGTCCGCGTCCTGCTGATCGACGAAGCCGACGCAATGGAGCCGGGAGCCGAGGGCTCGCCCCTCACGCTGGCCGAACGCCGCACCCTAAGTTTCCCCAACCGCAAGATCGTGCTCGGCAGCACGCCCACGCTTGAGGCCACGTCCAACGTGCTGCGGAGCTACGCCAACAGCGACTCCCGCGTCTATGAGTGCCCGTGCCCACACTGTGGCGACTTCCACGAAATCACGTGGGCGGACATACAATGGCCCGAAGGTGAGCCCCTGAAGGCCGCCTATGTCTGCCCGAACTGCGGAGCCGTGACGGAAGAGCGGCAAAAGCCTGCTATGGTGACCGCTGGGCGCTGGCGGATCACGCGGCCCGAGGTGGAAGGTCACGCCGGTTTCCGGCTCAACGCGCTTGTCTCCACACTGGCAAACGCGAGTTGGGGCAAGATTGCGCAAGAGTTTCTGGAGGCGAAGGCGCACCCCGACAAACTGCAAGTCTGGACAAACACCCTCATGGGCCAAGGTTGGCGAGAGGCTGCCGAAGAGATTGACGAAGCGGCACTGGCCGCCCGGGCCGAGCCTTTCGCGTTGCCCGATGCGATACCGGGGGACGTGCTCTTTGTCACCTGTGGCGTGGACGTGCAGCGCGACCGACTGGAAATGGTCTTCGTGGGTTGGAGTCGAGATGAAGTCTTCATTCTAGGCCAAGATGTGATCTATGGCGACCCAATGGGCGATGATGTGTGGGCTGAACTGGACGACGCTTTGCACACCATTTGGAAGCACCCCAAGGGCGGCTTCCTGCGCGTGGACGCCACGGGCATCGACGCGGGCGATGGCGTGACGATGGACCGAGTCATTGGCTTTTGCCGCCCGCGCATGGGCCACCGTGTCTATGCGGTGAAGGGCGCGTCTGGCGACCGACAGGCGATCAAGGCCAGCGACACAAGGGGTGCACGGCTCTTCATCGTGGGCGTGGATGGGCTCAAAGGCCAGCTGATCAACCGGCTGACCCGAGGCCGCTCTGTCCGCTTCTCTGACACGCTGGAAGGGCGTTTCTATGAAGAGCTGGCGTCTGAACGGCTTGTGGTGCGGTATCGTATGGGTGCACCGATCCGGCAGTGGGAACGCACCCCGGGCCGCCGAGCGGAGTCACTCGATTGCGTGATCTACGCAATGGCCGTGCGGAATCTGGTGAACGCCAACGTGGACCGACGCGCCAAAGAGATTGAAACGGTGACAATGCCGAAACGCCGCGTTATCGTTGCAAAAAGTAAATGGCTTGAGGGATAGCCGTAATGACAAATAAGAAATATCAAATTTTTGTATCATCGACATTTCGAGACCTAGCGGATGAGCGACAAGACGCTATTAGAAATATTCTTGATTTGAAACACATACCGGCCGGTATGGAGCTTTTCCCGGCAGCAGATGTGGAGCAATTAGAATACATTAAGCGTGTAATTGACGAATGTGACTACTATCTGTTGGTTATCGGGGGTCGATATGGCTCTGTAGATGAGGGTGGCGTTAGCTTCACCGAGCGCGAGTATGATTATGCTGTCGAAACGGGGAAAGTCGTGATTGCATTCGTTCACAATAATCCAGCGACAATTCCTCTTGGTAAAAGCGAGACAACACAAGAAGCAATTGATGCTCTCAATAGCTTTCGAGAAAAAGTTATGGATGGTCGTTTGGTGAGGATGTGGAATACTCGGCAAGATTTGGAGCCTTTGGTTTTAAAAGCCCTCATTCACGCATTTAATGATCTGCCTCAGCAGGGTTGGATTCGTGGAGACACTGCCGCTAGCGACGAAACTCTTGCTCAAGCGAACAAGGCTTTGCAAGAAAACGCCGAGCTAAAAGGAAAGCTAGCTGAGCTTAAAAATAAATCTGAGCCCGCAATAGAAGGTTTGGCTAATCTTAGCTCAACATTTTCGGTGAGATGCAGGCGAAAAGCAAGGAGAAGTAACGGCTCCCCCCATTATTACGACGAACCTTTTGGAGCGACTTGGGCAGATCTTTTTGTTTCTATTGCGGGTTGCCTGACGCGACCAATGGTTGATGTCGTCATCGTGAAAGGAGTACAGGCTTTAGCTGAGGACTGGGGGTTGGCAGAAGTTACCTCAATGTACGATGCTGATAGAGTGACCATTAAAGCGCAACTGTTGGCACTTGGCCTTATAGAAGCACGACAATCTAAAGCAACGCAAGGTGGCGTTCAAGAATTTCTGTCTCTTACTGACAAAGGCCGCCGATTATTCCTTGAAATGCGAGTTGTTCGGGATAGCTAATTAGGGACTTTTTCGAGAAAAGATAACCTTTTCATTAATTCGGGATCGAAGCCTAACTCTGGGTAGTCATCCCAACCTAGCTCATTCAAACGCCGCAAGGCGAACTCAGCCGCTATTATAGGTGGATCGTTTTTGTAAGCCAGATATTCTAGTTTCTTACGGAGCGTCATAAAATTTTCCCTTCGACTGGTGTGGCCGAGCAGATAAAAGAAATCCGGCTCGGCCACTGGCTCTCGATTGTAGGCTACCAACCCACGCCTCAATCCATACTTGCTCTACATTTAATTGACAAGCTAATTTTTTAATGTAGGAATCAGCCTCGGAAACTCTCTGGAGGCACTATGACCAACCCTTCGTATCTCTCTGTTGGCGATCTTGCGCAACGCCTCGCACCGATCACTGGCAACTCTGAAGCATTTCACGCCCGCCAGCTTCGGGCGCAAATCCGGGAAGCGGCGCTGAAGCCGTCCTTGCGCGGCGGCTCTGGCGCGACCGCCCCGGCACTCTTCGACGAAATCGGCCTTTGCCGTGCACTTGTCCTTCACGCCCTTGCCAGCGTGAAGCAGGAAATGGACACGCTCAAAGCCGTCGCAACGATCATGGAAACCGTGGACCCTCGCGCCCGGAAGGCCGACGTGGTGGAGCCTGACGGCATGGAACTGGCCGTGGCTCGCATCCGTAACGGCGAACCCATGTTCCTGCATCTCGAATTTTCCATGTGGCCCGAAGAAGGCGAAGAAGACCGCGAAGTCTCTGGTTGGATCACTAATGACCCGACGCCGAACGACTCAGCGATCATGCCCCGCCGCGCATGGATCGTTCTTCCGCTCCACCACGTTCTGAAGCCGCTGGTGGGCTGATCTCATGTCCCTGCTGTCCCGCCTCATTCCCTTCAAGCGCGACGCGGCCCCGGTGGCCGTCCGATCCTTTGACGCGGCTGCCGGTGGCCGACGTGGCGCGGGCTTTGGGCGGCACTTCGGCTCGCACGGCACCGAGACTCTGGCCGCGGCCATTCCGGTGCGCGCCCGGGCTCGGCACGCCTATGCAAACAACGGCTATATCCGCAACGCCGTGGACGCGATTGTAGCCGAAGCCGTGGGGGCGGGCATCGAAGCCAATTCGGCCTATCCCGACAAGGATGTGGCCGCGCTGATCGACAAGGCGTTTTCCGACGCCGATCTGGACGCCGAGGGCCGCACCGACTTCCGGGGCATGACCGCCGCCGCCGTGCTGGCCGAGATCGTGGACGGGGAAGCCCTCTTCGTGGCCGAGAACCGGGACGGGCGCACCGTTTGGCGTCAATACCCTGCCGAGGCGCTGGACGAGTCCGACACCCGCGACTTGGGCGACGGGGGCTATGTGGTGGCGGGCGTGGAATTTGCCGCCAATGGCACGCGCCGCGCCTATCACTTCCGCCCGCAACGCCCGACCGATCTTTTCCCGACTGCGCAAGAGTCTATCCGCGTTCCGGCTGAAGACGTGATCCACATTTTCCGCCAGCTCGGCTCGGGCCAAGTGCGCGGCATTTCCCAGCTCGCCCCGATCCTGTTGACCGTCAATGAACTGGACCAAGCCCTAGACGCTATGCTGGTGGGGCTCAAAATCTCTTCCATGTTTGCGGGCTTCGTCACTGACACCACGAACATGGGCGGCGCTGGTGAAGCCTTCCCCGAAGCCGATGGTGGCGACATCTCCCTTGAACCCGGCGTGGTGCGTGTCTTGCCGGGTGGCACTGACATCAAGTTTGCGGCGCCTGAGCAAGCCAAAGAGTCCATCGCCTTCGCAAAGCTGACGCTCGGCCAGATTGCCGCCGGGCTGGGCGTGCCCCAGCACCTCGTGGACGGCGATCTGAGCCAAGCCAACTATTCCAGCCTGCGGGCGGGACTCTTGCCGTTCCGAGCCAAGGTTGAGCAATACGTTTATCACACGCTGGTCCCGCAATTTTTGAATCCCGTCTTCCGGCGTTTCGTCACCGACGAATACGTTGCTGGACGTCTGGATGTGACTGACCTTACTGCCGCCCAAAAGGCCGAATGGCTGCCGCCGCGCCCGATGCAGGTGGACCCGCAAAAGGACATGGAAGCAGCACGTGCTGCCCTCGACATGGGGCTGACCAGCCGCCGCCAAGCCGTCGCGCAACTCGGCTGGAACGTGGCCGAGCTGGACCGCGAGATTGCCGCCGACCGCGCCCGCGAAGCGGAGCTTGGCCTGACCTTCAGCGCAAAGGAAACCACCAATGCCCCTTGATAACGCAATGACACGGGCCGCCACGACCCGCCCAAACAGTTACAACCCTGAGACGCGCCGCGTTTTGGCAGTGATCGCCACCCCGTCGCCTGTCACACGGCGCGACGCCCGGGGCGCGTTTCACGAAGTCCTGACCGCTGACACGTTGGACCTCTCGATTGCCGGACTGCCCGTTCTCGACTCGCACAACACTGCGTCCGTCCGCCACCAGATTGGCCGCGTCCATGCCGTCACTATCGAAGGCGACAACGTGGTGGCCGAAATCGAAATTACGTCCGCCGATGACGCCGCGCCGATCCGGCAGCGCGTGGAAGACGGCACCGTAAGCGGAGTCAGTATTGGCTACCGCGTCACTGGATGGACCGAACGAAACACGCCGCAAGGCCGGGTCAAGAGCCCGACCGGGTGGCGTCTCACCGAGGTCACGTTGACCTCTAACCCGGCGGACCCCGCCGCACGACTGAGGCACCAAGAGGAGTCCCCCATGCCTGAGACTATCGAAACCCTTTCGCCGCAAGAGGCGGAAACGCAACGCCGGAACGACATCCGGGGGCTTGTCCGCGCTGCCGGGCTTGGCCCGGAGCTGGCCGACCAGCTCATTGACGACGAGGCCGACATGACCGCCGCCAAGGCTGCCGTCTTCGACGCCCAGCAAACCCGCCGGTCGGCCCCCGTGGTCCGCTTGCATGGCTCGAACGAAGACCCGGCCACCATCCGCACCCGGCAAGCCGAGGCGCTGGCCTATCGTATGGGCGGGCTGGAAGAGCTGCCCGAGGCGTCGCGCACCTTTGCCGACGTGAGCCTGATGGACATGGCCCGCGAGGCCGTGGATCGCATGGGCACCAGCACGCGCGGCATGAGCCGGGACGAAGTACTGCACCGCGCCGCCGCGCACGGCACCAGCGACTTCGCCCTAACCGTCATGGACGCGACCGGCAAGACCGCAATGGCGTCCTACCGGGCCGCCGAAAGCCCCCTGAAGGCGCTTTGCCGCAAGCAAACGCTCCGGGACTTCAAGACTAGCACCGCAATTCGCCTTGGCGAAATGGGCGAGCTGGAAGAGATGGCCGAGAATGGCGAGTTCACGTCCACCAGCCGGGCCGAAGAAGGCGAGTCCATCAACCTCAAGACCTTTGGCCGCCGGATCGACTTGACCCGGAATCTTATCATCAATGATGATTTGAACCTTCTGTCAGACACCGTGCGTGCTTTTGGCGAAGCCGCTGCCCAGACTGAAGCCGCGATCATGGTGGCAATGCTGACTGGCAACCCTGACATGCGCGACGGCATACCCGTCTTCGACGCAAGCCGAGGCAACATCGGCGGCACCGCTGGGCTGCCGTCCAAGGCAACCTTGACCGAGAACCGCGAAGCCATGCGCCTGCGCACCGGCACCGATGGCAAAACGATCATCGACGCCCCGCCACGCTACCTTCTGGTGCCCGCCGATCTGGAAACCCAGGCCGAGGAAATCCTTGCCGCGATCCAACCCGGCACCACTGCGGACGTGAACCCGTTTGCGGGCAAGCTGAGGCTGCTGGTGGAACCCCGTTTGCCGTCGGGCACGTGGTATCTCTTTGCTGACCCGGCACGGCTGGCCTGCCTTCGTTACGCTTACATGAGCGGGGCCGAGGGCGTCCAAGTCCAACGCCGCGAAAGCTGGAACACGCTGGGGCTGTCCTTCCGGGGCTTCCTCGACTTTGGCGCGGGCTGGCTCGACTGGCGTGGTGCTCAACGTGTGGCGACTTCCTGATGGCTTTGACGCTCGATCAGCTGACGCAGGCCCGTGACGCGCTCTTGAAGGCGCGTGCGGGTGGCGTGCGACGCTTTCGCGACCAGAACGGCGAAGAAGTCGAATACAAGTCCGACGCCCAAATGGCCGCCGCTCTGGCGTCTCTGGATCGGCATATTGCCGAGCTGGCCGGTCGTCGCACGCCAACAACCCTCAACTTCCGCACCTCGAAAGGAACCTGAAATGCGCAACTTCGTGCAACCCGGTGAAAACATCACCGTGACCGCCATGGCCGCCGCCAACTCTGGCGATGGCGTCAAACTCGGCAATCTCTTTGGCATCGCGTCCGGTGACACCGCCATTGGCGATCCGCTCGTGATTGTCACGACCGGCGTTTTCGACATGCCCAAAGTCTCCACCGATGACTTGGCCGTGGGCGATGCGATCTATTGGAAGGCTGCCGATACTGCCGTCACCAGCACGGCTAGCGGCAACACCAAGATCGGCGTGGCCGTCTCGGCAGCGGGCAACCCTTCCGGGTCAGTCCGCGTCCGCCTTAACGGCACGTTCTGAGCCAATGCCCGCCGCTTCCACACATACCCGGACACCGTTGCCGCCGCCCACGCGGCGGGGGCTGTCCCGCGTGGAAGCGGCGGACTACATCGGAGTTGGTGCGTCCAAATTTGATGCAATGGTGTGCGACGGGCGGATGCCCAAAGCCAAGAAAATTGACGGGCGGCGCGTCTGGGACGTGCGTGCTTTGGACCGTTTTTTTGACGCCTTGCCCGGTGGAGACGAGTCCGGCCACAATGCGTGGGACGAATAGATGTCAGAGGATTCGATGAAATTCAGATTGAAATACGTGGCGGAGGACGTGGACCGCCATGGCAACGTCCGCCTCTACTACCGCCGCAACGGACCGAAAGTCCGCTTACGCGGCCCCACCGGTTCGCCTGAGTTCTTGGCAGACTACCGCGCCGCCGCCGCTGGCTCGAAAGAGGTCAAGACCGACAAGGCCGGGCGTGTCGTGCCGAAGAGTTTCAGGTGGCTTTGCGTCCAATACTTCCAGAGCGCCATGTTTCAGGAGCTTGACCCCCGAACCCAGAAGGTCCGCCGGTCCATCCTCGAACGCTTCTGCGAGCACAAGGGCGACGGGGACAAACCTTTCGCTCAATTGCTGCCACGCCATATCCGCGTCCGCCGCGATGAGATGGCCGACCGGCCCGAGGCCGCCAACGGCATGGTGAAGGCCGTGCGCCAGCTCTACCGCTACGCGCTTCGCTATGACCACCACGACGATAACCCGGCGGAGAAGGTCGAATACCTGAAAGGCAACCCGGACGGCTTCCATTCGTGGACGCTGGCCGAGATTGAAAAATACGAAGAGGCGCACCCGATTGGCACGCCCGCGCGGCTCGCCTTGGCGCTTGCCCTCTACACCGGCCAGCGCCGCGCCGATCTTGTGGTGCTCGGCAAGCAACACGTCCGCGACGGGTGGCTGACCTTCACACAGCATAAGGGCAGGAACCGGAAGCCCGTGCGGATGGAAATCCCGGTCATTCCTGCATTGCAGCGGGTTATCGACGCCACGCCCACAGGGGACCTGACGTTCCTTGTGACCGCCTTCAATCGCCCGTTCACGTCCAACGGCTTTGGCAATCGCTTCCGCAAGTGGTGCGACGAAGCCGGGCTTCAGAACTGTTCCGTCCACGGGCTTCGCAAGGCCGCCGCCGCGCGTCTGGCCGAGCAGGGATGCACGGAACAGGAAATCATGTCCATCACCGGGCACCGGACCAGCAAGGAAGTCACCCGCTACACGCGGGCGGCCAGTCAGAAGACCCGTGCGGAAAGCGCGCTTCGCCGTCTTTCCCGAGAACAAACCCCGGACGAAAGTGTCCCACTTTTGGCGGCGGTTGTTCCCGGTGGGACAAAATCGCAACCTAAGTAGCTGATAGTAAACAATTCTAAATAAGGATGGTGCCCGGGGGCGGAATCGAACCACCGACACGAGGATTTTCAATCCGGCGCTATTCAAAGCAACACAAGCACTTATGGGATCACAGCACGTCAAACCTCTGACGGCGGATCAAATACTTACGCGGAAATTGTCAAACCGGCGCGGGCCGATCTGACAAACGAAAACCCCGGCGCGACGGCAATCGCAACCGGGGCTAAAGACGTTGTGGAAGGCGTCTGTTCGTTGCCAGAGTATACCGCACTTTTCCCGATCTTGGCAATGCATTGGGGGGCGCTGGTATGAACGCTCTGACCCCCCAAGCGATGCTTTCCGAGCCGTGGCCCTACCTGGGCACCCCCGAGGAACGCGCGGCGCTCTTTCGCAAGGAACTGTTGAGCGCGGCCCTGGGCTACGCGGCCAAGGGCTATCCGGTGTTCCCGGCCCTTATGATCGACGGCCAGAAAAAGCCGCTGGTCAAGTGGGGCAAGGGCGAGGATGGCCACCCGGACCTGACCAAGCGGCGGGCCACGACTGACCCCGAGACGGTCAAGGCATGGTGGGCGCGCTGGCCCCTGGCCATGATTGGAATGCCCACGGGCAAGCCGTCTGGCGTGGTGGTGCTGGACATTGACCGCAAGAACGGGGTGGACGGGCTGGCCAATCTGCGGGCGGTCGGGATCGACCCCTATTCCCTGTCCCCGGTCATATCCATCACCCCGAGCGGCGGCTTGCATGTGTTCATGCGCTACAACGGCCCGCTCAAGAACTCTGCGGGCCTCTTGGCGGCGGGCGTCGATATTCGGGGGGACGGCGGCTATGTCGTCCTGCCCCCGTCCCTGCCTTCCATCACCCGCGATGAATACCAATGGGAAGGGGGCGGCTATGGGTGCCTGTAACCTTCCCGAGTATCCCCCCGATCTGCGGTCGCTTGAGGATACCAAGCGCGGCGAAAAATGGGCGAGGCGGGCGCTGGAAGCTGAGGCGGCGATTGTGGCGGGCGCGATGAACGGCACCCGCAACACGACGCTGAACAACGCGGCGCTCAAGCTGGGCCACAAGGTCGCGTCGGGATACCTGCAAGCGGCTGAGGTCGAGGCGGCGCTTATGGAAGCGGCGCAACGGTCGGGCCTTGCTCAAGAGGATGGCCCCGAAGCGGTGCGCGCCACAATCAGGAGCGGCCTGACGGCTGGCCTGCAAGAGCCTGAGCACCCCCAAGACCGGCCCGACTATCAGTCAGCCCCGCGCGGCCCGACGATCATTCAACCGGCGCCGGCGCGCGAGAGCCAATTCTATTCGGCGGCATCGCTCAAGGGAAAGCCGGTCCCGCCCCGGCAATGGCTGGTGCACGGGCTGGTGCCCCAAAAGACCGTCACGCTTTTCAGCGGCGACGGGGGCACCGGCAAGAGCCTTTTGGCGCTGCAACTGGCGGTCGCGGTCGCGGCGCAAACGGCATGGATCGGCAAGACGGCGAACACCGGGCGCGTGATCTTCCTGAGTGCCGAGGATGACGACGACGAATTGCACCGTCGCCTTGATGACATTCTGACGGCTGAGGGCCGGGACTATGACGATCTGTCGGGCCTTACCCTGCGGTCACTGGCGGGCGAGGATGCGTTGCTGGCGGTCGAGACGCAAATCGCCCTGATGCAATCCGCGCTATTCGAGGAACTGGACAAGCGGGCGGCTGAGGAAGCCCCGGCCTTGATCGTCATTGACACCCTGGCGGACGTGTATCCGGCCAATGAGAACGACCGGGCCAAGGTGCGGCAATTCGTGGGCATCCTGCGCGGTCTGGCGATCAAGCGGAAATGCGCGGTCCTGTTGCTGGGCCACCCGTCCCTGACCGGCCTCAATAGCGGCACGGGAACGTCAGGATCGACGGCATGGAATAACTCTGTCCGGTCGCGGCTCTACCTGTCGCGGATCAGCGACAACGGCTTTGAGCCTGACCCTGACGCACGGGTGCTGTCCACCAAGAAAGCCAACTACGGGCGCACGGGTGGCGAGATCAACCTCAAGTGGGAAGCGGGCGTATTCGTCGCTGAGGCGCAGCCCACGGGGCTTGATGCACTGGCGGCGGGCGCACGGGGTGAGCGGGTATTCCTCAAGCTGCTGGACACTCTGACGGCGCAAGGTCGCTACGTCTCTGCCAGCCCCGGCCCGACATACGCCCCGACGCAATTCGCCAGCCACCCCGAGGCTGAGGGCTGCACAAAGCGGGCGCTCAAGAGCGCGATGGATGCGCTTTTCGGACGTGGCGAGATCGTCATTGCCAGCCACGGCAGCGGCGCAAAAGCCCGGTCACACATTGCCAGAAAGGGGGCCGATCATGGTCAAGAGTAAGGGTGCAACCCCCGGTGCAATACTGAGTGCAACCCCCGGTGCAACCCCCCGCCAACGCCCGGTCAACGGGGGTGCGACACATACCCCTTATACCCCGAGCGTTGCACCCGCCCTTGGCGGGTGGGTGCACGCCGCAAATGGCGGGCGGCATCTGGTCCCAATGCCCCCGTTTCTGAGTGGGTATGAAACCGGGGGGCTGACTTGCGCTTTCGCGCTGTGCGGATCGGGGGTGGCGGCATGAAGGCATCCACCAAAGCAATCCGCTTCCTTGAAAGCCTGAGCATCCCCGAGGGGCCGAAAGCCGGTCAGGCGGTGAAGCTGGCCCCGTTCCAAAAGCAATTCGTCAAGGGTGCCCTGGCGGACGGGGTGAACGTGGCCTGTCTGAGCATCGGCAGGGGCAACGCGAAAACCGCGCTGTCTGCGGGTATCGCTCTGGGCGCGGTGAAGGGGGAATGGGATCGTCAGCCCCGGCGGGAAATCCTGATAGCGGCCCGGACGCGGGATCAGGCGCGCATCGCGTTTGACTTCGTGGTGGGATTCATCCGGTCGCTTCCCGAGGATGAGCAAGCGGCCTTTACGATCCGGCGCAGCCCCCGGCTTGAAATCGAGTATGACGGCGACGGCGGCGGACACTTCGTCCGGGCTATTGCGGCGGACGGCAAGACGGCTCTGGGATCAGCCCCAACGCTGGTGCTCATGGATGAGCGGGGGCATTGGCAGGCGGATCAGGGGGACGCCCTGGAACACGCCCTGTTGTCCGGTCTGGGCAAGCGTGGCGGGCGGGCGCTGATTATCAGCACGAGTGCGGCGGATGATGCGCACCCTTTTTCCGTCTGGCTGGATGAGGAACAAGATGGCGTCTATCGCCAAGAGCATCGGCCCGCCCCCGGCCTTCCTGCGGACGATCTTGAAAGCCTCAAGCTGGCCAACCCCGGCGCAGCCTATGGGATCGGCTCAAGCCTTGAATGGCTGCAAGGTCAGGCACGGCGCGCAATTGCGCGGGGCGGATCGACCCTGACAAGTTTCCGGCTCTACAACCGCAATGAGCGTGTCAGCGGCGAAACCCGCGACCTGCTGTTGACGGTCGATGAATGGTTGTCCTGCGAGACGGCGGACTTACCCCCCCGGCAAGGTCAGGTGGTCATCGGGATCGACCTGGGCGGCTCTGCCAGCATGACGGCAGCGGCATTCTACTGGCCCGAGACGGGGCGGCTTGAGGCTCTGGGCACCTTCCCGTCAAAGCCTTCCCTGCTGGACCGTGGCCAGAATGACGGCGTGTCCGGGCGCTATGTCGAAATGCAGGATCGGGGCGAGTTGTCCACCCTTGGCGATCAGACGGTTCCCGTCGCGCCCTGGCTGGTCGAGGTCATGGCCCATGTGGAAGGCGAGCCGGTCGCGGCGATCACGGCGGACCGATACAAGCAAGCCGAACTTGGCGAGGCGATAGACCGGGCGGGCATCCGGTGCCCGATCATCTGGCGCGGCCAAGGTTTCAAGGATGGCGGCGAGGATTGCGAGCGGTTCCGGCGCGCGGTTTATGACGGCAAGGTGAAAACCGCCCCGTCGCTGCTGTTGCGGTCCGCTTTCGCGGATGCGGTCACGCTGCGCGATCCGGCGAACAATCTGAAATTGGCAAAGGCGCGGTCCACGGGCCGGATCGACGCGGCGGCGGCAACGGTGCTGGCGGTCGCTGAGGGTGCCCGGATGATGGGCCGCCCCGCTCACAAGGGAGGGCGCATCGCATGGGGATGATGGAAACCGCATCGCGGCTGATAGCGAAACACGGGCAAGCGGCAACGCTGCTGCGGCCCGGTGAGGGCACGGTTGACGAATACGGGGGATACACCCCCGGTCCTGACACGGCCTATCCCTGCACGGCCTTCGTGGTCGCTTCGACCGTGAATGAGGAATTCATTGCCTCTGGGCTGATGGATGTTGGCGATCAGCGGGTTTTGGTTTCGGTCGAAGGCTTGGCGATCACGCCAAAGACGACTGACAAGATCAAGATTGGCACGACCGTTCTGGGGATTGTCCGTGTCGTGCCCCACGCCCCCGGCGGAACGCTGTTTTTCTATGAAATTCAGGGGCGCGATTATGTCTGATCGGAAGGAATACGCCCGCCATTCCCGGCGGATCACGCGCGGCCCGCGCTGGAAGGCTCTGCGGATGCAGGCGCTTGAGCGCGACGATTGGCAATGCGTCCAGTGCGGCAACCGGCACCGGCTTGAGATCGACCATATCGAGCCGGTCAGGGATCGGCCGGATATGGCGTGGTCGCTGTCCAATCTGCAAACGCTCTGCGGGCGCTGTCATTCCCGCAAGACCCGTATCGAGATCGGCTTAGGCCGACCCGACCCCGCCCGCGAGGCGTGGAAAAAGCTGGTCCGTGAAACGGGCCGAAACCTTATCGAGCACGAAAGGAAATCAGATGCTTGATTCTGTCAAAATCGCACGGCGGCAAAGCGAAATCCGCCAGACGCTTTCGGAACTGGTCGGCAAGGACAAGCCGTCCGAGGATGAAACCCGCCAGATGGAAGAAATGGACCGCGAATATCGGTCCAATGAAACCCGCTATCGTGCGGCGCTCATTGCCGAGGATCAGGAACGGCGGGAAGCCGGGGCCGATCTGGAAACCCGGTCCAGCCGGGAATGGGCCGAGGTCATGGCGGGCTTTGAAATGCGCCAAGTGGCCCTTGCTCTGGATGAGGGCCGCGCCCTGGACGGCAAGACGGGCGAGATCGTCACTGAACTGCGGTCGCGTGGCGGCTATCGCGGCGTTCCGGTGCCGTGGGAAGCCCTGGAAATCCGGGCCGGTGAAACCGTGGCGAGCGGCACCCCCGACCCGATCCGCACGGCCCCGATCATCGAGCGGCTTTTTGCCGGATCGGTCGCGGCCCGCATGGGTGGCCAGATGGTCAACGTGGGCGTGGGCGAGGTCGAATATCCCGTTGCCACGTCCAGCGTGACGGCGGGGTGGGCGACTTCGGAAACCGGCAACGTGACTGGCCCGAGTGCCTACACGACCGTTGATCGGCCCTTGAAGCCGGATCACAATTTGGGCGTCCAGATGCGCATCACGCGCAAGACGCTCAAGCAATCCGGCAGCGGCCTTGAGCAAGCGGTGCGGCGCGACATGAACGGCGCTATCGAGGAAGCCCTTGACCGCGCCGTGTTCCTGGGCAGCGGATCGGCGGGCGAGCCGACCGGCCTTTTCGCGGGTGCATCCGGCTGGGGCATCAATGAGCAAGCCGTTACTGCGGCCCCGACCTGGGGGGCGTTCCGGTCCGAGGTGGTCAGCTTCATCACCGGCAACGCGGCAAGCGGCCCCGGCGATGTGCGGCTGCTGATCCGTCCCGAGGTCTGGGACACGATGGACGCGGACATTTGGGACGCGGGCAGCGGGATCACGGAATGGGATCGTCTGACGGCGGCGCTGGGCGGCATCACGATGAGCCACAATGCCCTTGCCGATCCGACCGGCGATCCTGCGGCGACAAGCGCGGTCCTGACGACCACGGCGGGCGGTGTTCCCCCGTTCTTCGTGGGGACGTGGGGCGCAATCGACTTGATCCGCGATCCGTATTCGGACGCGCAATCGGGCGGGCTGCGGCTCACGGCGCTGGCCACGATGGACGTGACCATTTCCCGCGCGGTGCAAACCCGCATCCTGACGGGCATTCAGTGATGCTCTGGGCCGGTTCCAAAGGCGGGCTTGAGGTCCGCACCTCTGCGGACGGGGCAACCGTCCTGCGGGGCCGGTTCCCGTATGCCGTCCCGACTGTCTTGCAAGGCGGTCGGGAACGGCGACGGGAAGTATTCGAGGCACGGGCTTTCGGGGCATCGGTCGCGGCTGGCGGTGACGTTCACTTGCTGGTGCATCACGACTTCGACCGTCCGCTTGCATCGCGGGCGGCGGGAAGCCTTGAGATCAGGGACGGCGATGACGCCCTGACTTTCGAGGCGACGATTGCCCCGGAAATGCGCGGCGTGGGCTATGTCACCGACTTCCTGGGCACCCTTGCGGCGGGGCTGGTGGGCGGGATCAGCCCCGGCTTTCGCGTGACGGACGGCGGCGACCTGGTGAGGCGCGATAGCGACGGGCTTTTGCGGGTGGTCCGCTCTGCGGAACTGATCGAGATCAGCGCCGTGACGAAACCCGCCTATCCCCAAGCGCAGATCGAGGCGCGCAACTGGACACCATGCGCGGCGGTCGAGGACCGGACGCTTGCCCATGCGCTCAATCGGTGGAGGCTCTGACATGGCGGCGACACTGAAAGAGGTCGAGGCAATCCCGGCCAGCTATCCGAACATCACGGGCCTGAGCGTTCCGGCGGCGATGCTGGATCAAGCGGCGCTCTGGCAGCGGATCGAGGCTTATTGCCGGATGCGCTGGGCGGTGCGGGAAGTGGTCTGGACGGTCGAGGGGGAAGGCGCATGGGAAGCCCCGTTGACGCCCGCCACCCTGAATACGGTCGAGGTCTGGGAAAGCGGCGCATGGGTGGAATGCACTCCGGCGGCGTCCCCTTGGGGCGGCTATGATCTGCCCGGTGACGGCCCCTATCGGATCACGGCGGACGTGGGGGGCGGCGACGTTCCCGCGGCTGTCTCTGAGGCGTTCCGGCGGCTTGCCGAATACCTGACGGACGCGACGGATCGGGCGGGCGTGTCCAGCTATTCCGTCAACATGGGTGGCGCGATCGAGGAAAGCTATCAGCGCAACCCGGCCTGGGTGGCGCGCGCAATGGAACTGAGCGGCGCGGCGGACCTGCTGCGGCCTTACAAAAGGAGGGCCTGAGCATGTGGCCATTCAAGCGAAAGACGGCTGAGGAAACCCGGTCCAGCGGATCGGGTTTCACGGCTGAGATCATGGCAGCGCGGGAAGCCTATGTATCGGGGCGGCGCGGCATTGCCGAACTGACGGCCACGGCTCAAGGCGCTGTGACGCTCTGGGAAGGCGGTCTAGGGCTTGCCGATGTATCCGGCACCGATCTACTGGACCGGCGGTCCCTGACGCTCTGCGCCCGGTCTCTGGCCCTGCGGGGCGAGGCGCTATTCTTGATCCGTGACGCGGGGCTTGTTCCGTGTTCCGATTGGGATCTGCGCACCCGCGACGGACGGCCCACGGCTTACCGCGTGTCCGTATCCGAGGCGGGCGGCGGACGGTCTGAAACCGCGCTGGCGGCTGAGGTGCTGCACTTTCGGATCGGGTGTGACGTGTCCGCGCCCTACTATGGCACGGCCCCGCTCAAGCGGGCGCAACTGACGGCGGGGCTGTTGAACGCGGTCGAGACGGCGCTTGCCGAGGTATTCGAGACGGCACCGCTGGCCAGCATGATCGTGCCCTTTCCCGAGGCACCGCAAACCGACCTGGAAGCGATGGCGCGCGGTTTCCGGGGCAACCGGGGCAAGGTGCTGATCCGCGAATCCGTCAACGTCGCGGCGGCGGGCGGACCGGCCCCGATGCAGGACTGGAAGCCCCACGACCTTTCCCCGGACCTGTCGAAAGCCATGACGCGCGAGACGCTGGCGGCGGCGCGGGATGCGATCAACATGGCCTTTGGCGTCCTGCCCGGCCTTACTGCGCCCGCCACAACCGGGCCGATGGTCAGGGAAGCGCAAAGGCATTTGGCGCAATGGGTGCTGCAACCTGTGGCCATGGGCATTGCCGAGGAAGCATCGGACAAGCTGGGATCGGCGGTCACGCTGGACGTGATGCGGCCCCTTCAAGCCTTCGATGCAGGCGGACGGGCGCGGGCGATCACGGCGATAGTGGGTGCCTTGGCGCAAGCGAAAGAGGCGGGTGTTGATCCGTCCGACGCTCTGCGGCTGGTCGATTGGGGGAATGAGGTGTGAAGCGTCCAACCTCAAGCACCAAAGAAACCGCGTTTCGTTGGCTTGACCGCGCCTTTGAAATGTGGTTTCTTAGGATTCGAGGCATTGGATTATGGCATGGCGAAGCTCAAGCACTTGGCAGCATTGATCGAAAAAATGAACGGCGGCGACACCGCGCGGACCAATTCGCTTGTTATGGTCGCGCGCAAAGCTGGGCTTTTCACGACCGGCGGGCGTGGACCGAACGCCCCCGAAATGTGGCCAACCGACTTTGGGCGCGCTCTGCTGCTGGGCACCACGCTTGCCACCCCGACGCGCGCCGCTGAGACGGTCAAGACGCTTGAGGCGGCGCAACCCTTTATCGTCAAAATCGACCCGATGGACGGCGGCGGCTTTCGTGACGTTGACCCCGACGAAAGCCGACTGATGGGCGCGGACGTTTACGAAAACCCGTATCTGCCTTCCTTCCTTTCGGACATGCCCAACGATCTGGCGGGCTTTCTAGAGGAACTTTTCGCGTCACTTTTTGCTGGCGAATGGTCTTTTCAAGACTGGGATCAATTCCGCGTCAGGGATGCTTACGGGCGCTTTGAAATATCATTCTTGTTGCACGGCGCTCGCTACATCGAGGGCAAGGCATCGGGCTGGAATGAGGTTTCCGACGATGAGCGCACCCCCGCGCATTATGGCTGGGAATTTGTGTTCCACGTTGAGAAGCCCACCGAACACCATGAGTTTTTCGGGGCGGTGGATCGGGTGATCTACTCGAACGCGCTCAAGGCATTGCAGGAATTGGCGCGGGGTGGCGACAATGGCTAACGCAAACCTCAATATCAGCGTCATTGAAAAGCGGATGCTGAAACAAACTGAGGCGGCGGACTATACCGGCTTGCCCGTCAAGCACTTCAAGGCGACATGCCCGGTCCAGCCGGTCGAGATGCGCCCCGGCACGATCCTTTGGGACAAGCGCGACCTGGATAAGTGGATTGACGCAATGAAGGAAGGGGCTGAGATGGCGACGCAAGACGCCATTCTTGGCAAGCTGTAATGACGCGCATCAGGGTAAAGGGCTTCAAGATATTCGATGACCGGCACGGGAAACCGCGCTGCTATCATCGCGCCACTGGCCACAAGATCGACCTGGAAAAGACCCCGCTGGGATCGGCTGAGTTTTTCGCGGAATGCGCCCGCATTGCAGCCATTGCCGAGGCGAGGAAGGCGCAATCCCCCAAGCCGGGAACGCTTGGCGGGCTGGTCAATGCCTATTTCCAGACTGAGCACTTTGGCAATCTGGCGGATGCCACCAAGCGCGACTATCGCAAGTGCGCTGACTTCCTGCACCCGATCCGTGACACGCCCGTTTCCGCGATCAAGACGCCCCTTATGTCTGGCATCCATGACAAGGCGGCGGGCAAGATCGGCTGGCGGCGGGCAAACATGGTCCGCACCTTTCTGAGCCAAGTTTTCCGTTACGCCATTCCGAAAGGTCTGATCGACCGGGACTATGCGGCGGGCGTCATTCCCAAGCCGCGCCCGAAAGATCGGCCCTATGCCAACCGGCCCTGGACGGTCGAGGAACGCGCCGTTGTGCTGGATCGGGCCGCGCCTCACGTCCGGGTGGCGGTCGCGCTGATCATGAACACCGGCCTTGATCCGTCCGACGCGCTCAAGCTGACCCGTCGCCAGATCGACGGCAACACGATCTGGGGCGTCCGGGGCAAGACGGGGCACGAGGTCGCCATTCCTATCGGCCCGACGCTGCAAGCGGCTCTGGACGCTGCACCGGCCCACGACGCGGTGACGATCCTTGCCACGTCCACCGGGAAGCCTTGGACCTACAACGGCTTTTCGACGGTCTGGCACCGCTTCAAGAAAAAGCTGGAAACTGAGGGAGCCGTGCAACCCGGTCTGACCCTCAAGGGGCTGCGGCACACCGTGGCCACGACGCTACGCGAGGCGGGGCTTGAGGAACGCCAGATTGCGGACCTGCTGGGGCAGAAAACCCCGTCTATGGCCCGCCACTATTCCCGGTCTGCCAACTTGGCGGACCGCAACCGGATCACGATGGAAACACTCGAAAAGGAGAACGAACGCCGATCAAAAGTTGTCAAACCATTCAAGAAAACTGTCAAACCCTGA